TTCCACGACTTCGACAATATTGTCGTTTTCGTCAACTTTTGCCCGGACAAGATTGCCCTCACTGTCGCGGGTGATGATGGTTTTCATCTCAATTTCCCTTTGCTGATTGCCCGCGGCTCCATTGCCCGCGCCTGTTTCATCCTCTGCAATCTGGCCGGTATCGCCCCCGGTCACCTCTGGCAGATTTTCCCCAGAGCGCCCTACGCCCACGGTCTGATCTGCGGGGACTGCAACCATCGAGATTTCAAAAGGAGCCCAGCGGGTGACGGTCACCAGATTGGCCTGGCCTTCGCGTTTTTCTTCTTTGATTTCGCTGACTGAGTAGCCGACCGATACGTGGCTGCGGATACCGTCCACCACGTCTTGAAAGATCTCATCGGCCCGCGCGCTGCGGCTAAACCGAACGACTGCCCGGCCAACCTGGTCGGCATCGATCCGGGCGGATACAATGACGCCGATCTGATCGCGCCAATTGTGGTCCATCAAAAGCGCGCCACCGTTGTTCAGCCGCTCGAGGTCGACCGCGCCCGGTTCATGGGAAAGGACTTCCTCACCAAACCACCGCATTACCGGCGTGGTAGAAGAAAACGCGAGCTCAACTGTGCGCGCCTCTTCGTCAATGTTGACAACCTCGGCCACCCGCTGCAGGCCTTGAGCGCCGCCACGCTGCCCAGCGTTGATCTGCTCAGGTGTCAGCGAGCGGGTCAGGGATTTCCCGATCAGGTCACTCGGCTTGCGCACTGTCGTTTCCTCCGCCTGCAATGGTTTCATCGGGGTCGGTTTCGACTGCTGGGACACTTGGGGACCCTCCTTTTGATTTCGCGGTGATCAGCGCTGCGATGATTTCGGGCGGGATGCCCTCGTCTTTCATCGCCTGAATGTCCTCGGCAAATTCGCGATACACGTCACGCGGGTTGCGGCCCCGCTCCCGGATCACTTGGCCGCGCGACTTGAACAGGTTTTCAACCGCGTCGGCGTCGGCCTTCACATCCTTGGATGGGTCCATCCAGTCCCACCGGCGGGCATGGAAAGTTGCATCGAGGTATTTGGACAGATGGCGAGGTGACAACGTCGCGCCGTTGTCCAAGGTGATCTTTCCGGCAATCAGCGAATATTCGAGCCATTTCTCGAAGACCTCCGAGATAAAACTCTCGATCAGGCTTTCCTGGAGCTCCTTCCAACGGTCCCGCTCGGCCTGCATGCCGTGGCGCATGCTCGACAGGTTCACGCCCTCAAGATCATTGGCGAGATCGTTGTATGCGGCCCCCAGACCAGAGGCGACGCCGCGAAGGTTGTGCTTTGAAAACACCGCCATTTCGCCGTTTGGATAAGGGCTCTCAACCCGTTTGAGACGCTGGCCTTGCAGCATCTCGTGATAGATCCCCGCTTCGCTGCTGAGCTCTACTTCAGCAGCTTCGCCGTCATCATCATCGCTTTCAGGCTCTGGCCCGAAACCCTCGTCCCACTCAATCACACCAAGCTTGTTCGCGCTCTCGCGCGCATTGATCAGGGCCGCGCGTTCGAACTGGTCCAGTTGGCGCATGCGAAGAAGGGCTGTTGCCATCCAGGGCAAGCCACGCTTTTGCCCAACCAGATCCTCTTCAAACCAGTGAATGATCTGATCCGCTGGCACCCGAATGAAGGCGCGACCAGCATGAGAATAGTCCGACTGCGACACGTCGAGCGTGTGAAAATAGTAATAAACCGGCCGCCCCATTTTGGTGTATTCGATGCCCGCCCGGATAAAGCGGCCATTGGGCCGACGGTCCTCATCAAAGTCGACGGGGCAATTGACCGGATCAAGGATCTGCAGCCCATATCCCCAAGGCCCCGCGTCGCGACCATAAACGTGGCGCACCATGAATTCGCCATCGCTCGGCAGCCCGTTGACCAGTGTTTTCTGGATCTGCAGGAAGGATCTGACGCCCTTCACATCGCAGTTCTTGGCCTTGCTCCATTTCTTGAATGCCGCCTCGATCGCGCGGTTGGCATCTGCATCGGGCTTGCCATCAGCGCCCTGCACCTGGGCCTGCAGAATGAAGCCCTTCTGGCCGATGACATTGCGGCGCACGCTGCGCTGAAACGCCTTGGCATAGCTATTGTTCACCAGCTGCTCACGGGAGCGAGCCACCAGCGCGCGCCAATTCCGGCGTACAATCTGATCCGCAGGAAGTGGCGACGTTGACCAACCAGAGGTGACCCGATCCGCCTGCGCGGCCTGATACAAGCGCGCGCCACGTCGACGGGCTGGCGCGATCATGGGGGGCGCTATTCGCTGCCCGGCATCGGCGGCTGTCGGTTGAGAACGGCGGAACCACTTTCCAATCATGGCATGCGCACCTTGATTGTGCGGCCCATGCCCCGACGCTTACGGCTCGCGCTCTTTGCCGCCAACTCTGCCCGATAGCGGGAACGCAGCTTCAAAAGCTCGCTCAATGGCGTCCGCTGCAGCGACCGGTTGTTGATTTGGTAGCTCTGCTGATCGATGCTGGCCCGGTTTTCGATCACCGCCTCGATCGCATCAAGAACCTTGCGGACGTGGTCACGATTGTCGACGCCAGCGCCCTGCGCAGAAAGATCCGGCGCGATCCGCACCTCGCCCGCCTCAACGGTGATCACATCTGATCCGTCGGCCACTCGCAGTTCATAGCGGTAGTGACCGGGCAACCAACCGGCAGTCTCGCTGGCCGCTGCGTGCAGGTTGTGATTTTCGCCGTCACTATCCGCCACCAGATCAATCTGGCTGGCGCCGCGCATGATCAGCGAAAGCCCCCATTCCGTTGCGGGGTAGACCGGCAGGCATACACTCGCCCGAAAGGTAACCCCTGCCCCGATTTCAGCTGGTAGTGCGCCCACGTTTTCGCCCTATTCAAAAGGTTGGCGCCGCCTTGATTTTCGTCGTTTTCTCCGTCGGCGCTTTTGGCCACTGTCGGAATTTGGGGGCGTTGTATCCTCTGGCAGATTTTCCACAGCCTCACCTTGCGGTGCCTGATCGAGGTCCTGATCTTCGTCTTTCGGCACTTCCAGAGCCGACACCAAGCGTTTGATATTGGGCCGCAAGATGCTGAGGGCAGCATAGGCGTAGACCCGGCAGTCGAAGGCCTCATTTCGCGGGCGCACCTTCTGCCATTCCCGCATCGGGAAGCCTTTCAGATATTTGGTGCGCAGTGTCTCTGCCGTGAACATGTCGTACCAGGCAGGATCTCGATCCACCGGAAAGTGGCAGTGCCCCGGACCTGGCGCCGGAATGCGCGCCAGCTGAGCCACCACGACCTTCGCCTCATCCACACCGATTGAATGGAGCCACACCGGGCGCAGGCCCCGCTGACGGATCTTGCTGGGCTGGGTCACGATGGGGCGCCCCCAGCCTCCGACACCTTTCACGGCAAAGACCTTGCGGCCCAGTCGCTCGCGCGCATAGTCATAGGCGGCCTGTGTCCGTCCGCCCTCGCCGCCGGTGTCCAGACAAGCGGCAGAGATCCGCAACTCTGCCCCGCTCTCATGGGTCCAGGTTTCTGCGAGCACCTCGTCCAGTTCATCCCAGACGTCACCTTGCAGCGGATCGCCCCACAATACCTTGTAATCGACAGACCACGACTCCTCGCCAAGACCCCAAGCTACGATTTCGACCTCGAGCCGGTCATTCTGCATGTCGATCCCGGCGGTCAGAACCCCAGCGCCCATTGGCACCGGTGCCCGGAACTCCTCCGCCCGCGCCATCAAAACAGAGGATTCCAGCTGGTCGCCCGCCTCTTCCCAGGTTTCAGCCAGCGAGACGTTCACAAAAGTCTGCAGATCCCCGGCAGCACGTTTGTCCAGGAACGATTGCACAATGTCTTTCAGATACCGAAAACAGCTGTAGAGCTCAGACAGATGATAGGAGGCATGACCGCGAAACGGCTTCTTCGCGATCCACCCGCCCCCCTGCGCCTCTGCATTTCGGATGGCGGCGCAGCGCTCTGCATCATTCCAGGCCGTGCCGCATCCTTCCCCCTCGCAAAGGTAGGTGGCCGTTTCCGGCAAGTGCTGGCCATCGTCATCCTTGCCCCATGAAACCTGCGACCATTTCAGCGTCTGTTTGTGCGCGCAATGCGGGCACACAACATGAAAGTGCCGTTGATCCCCCTCAAGAAACGCGGTTTCAATCCAGCTTTCCCCCTTGATGGTTGGAGTGCTGATTTCCAACAGGAGTTTCTGATCCCCGAAAGTCGCAGCCCGTTGCCACAGCAGACCGACAGGATGGCCCTCACTGGTGCGATCATAGCCGTCGGTTTCATCGCAAACGATGAATGGCGCTGACCGGCCACGCATGGTCTTGGGCGATCCTGACCAACTGAACATCAGGAACCCGCCGGGGTAGCTCTTCATGCGCTGGTTATTCACACCGTCGCGGCCGCGTGGCTTTGCCAGAACGTTCTGCAACCCCTCGTTGGCCTCGACCATGGGATTGAACTTGGTTTCCAGCCACGTGGTCAGGTCGCCCTGGCTGGGCTGCATCATCATCTGCGAAACAGGATTGAAACCAATGCGGTAGGCCTGTGCGGCAAGCGCGGTCTGCGTCTTTCCAACCTGCGCGCCCCACATCAACGTGATGCGATCACACCGCGAGTTGGCGGTCATGTCGATCACTTCACGCTGATACGGCGCATTGTCAAAGCGCATCGGTCCCGGCACGGCATTGCCGACCGGGATCTTGATATTTGCCTCCGCCCAAGCTGAGGGTTTCAGATCCGGAGGCGGCCGGAGAAATTCACGCGCGCGCCTGGTCGCCTGAACCACCGCGCGTGCATTGGAAAAATCAGCCCGGGCGTTCACTCACCGTCCGCCCCCTCACCCTCATCATCTGCAAGCGCGATATCCGTTTCCTCAACCAGGTCCCGATCCGCAAGCGCCTCGAGAACGTGGTCGACTTCCTCGCGCAACACATCCTTGAACCTGGTTTCGTCGCTCTCGCCCATCAATCGACGCGCAGCCCGTTGCGGCAGGACGTTGCGCAGGCCAGCCCGCACCTCACCAAAGGCCTTTGTCAGAGCGCGTTCATATTGCTCGACAGGAACGACCTGTTCCTTTGCCTTGGCCAGATCCAATTCCGCCTGTTCTGTTTCCGCCGCCAACTTGCGCAACAGCAACTCATCCTTGGACGCATTTTCGGTGTGGCTTGTCTGGGCGCGAATATCGTCATCGCGCCAGCTGCGGACCTCTGCGGTGTTGAAGACCCACGCCCGCCC